TTAGCCTTCCCCATCCCATAAAATAATCCAAGATTAATTGTTTTAGCCTGAGTTCTTGTTATGCCTGCCATATCAGCTACGATTTGATGAAAGTCTGCAGACTCATCAGCGTATGCTTGAATAAACTCTTCAGATCCATCTAAACGCTCTCCAATAGACGCTGAGTAATGTGCCACAAGTCGTGGCTCTTGCTGCGAATAATCAAATGAGCCCCACTGTCTGCCGTCCTCAGGGAGAAATAGGGACCTTATTTTTTTACCATACTCTTTATTTCTAGCTGGTATTTGTTGAAGATTAGGATTAGCATAAGATAATCTTCCAGATACAGTTCCACCTTGATCTGATCTTAATTGGTTTATCTCAGCGTGAATTCTACCTTTATGCACGTATCTTTGGATCGAATCTATAAATGTCGAGTGAAACTTATTTATCTCTCTAGCTTCTCTAATTAAACCAGCAATTGGATGTTCACAATTTTGTAACCAATTAGTTGTAAAGGATGGTTCATTAGATTTTGCAGTCCTAGGATACTCTACACCTAATCTATCAAAAACTTGTGCCACACTTCTTGCAGCCCAAATATCAACATTGAAAGATGTTTCTTTTTTTATTTTATGTAAAACCTCTTTTTCTTTGAGTCTAAATTCTTTTTTAAGTGAAGCAGCCTTTTGTTCATCAACTCTTATACCTATTTGTCTCATTTTTATTAATATAGGTAACAATTCCATCTCCATTTCCCAAACATCATTTATAGATTGTTGTTGTATTTCTGATTTAAATCTCTGCCAAAGTTTTAAAGTGAGTGCTGCATCTTGTTCTGCATAGAATCCCACATAACCTGCTGGCATCTTCCAAAGATCTTGTTTAGGATCTATACCCCACTCTTTTGCTTTCTCTCTTAAAAATGTTTCGTTTTTTATCTCACCCAAATAATCTTTTGCACACGCATTTAGTGAGAAGCTCCATCTATTTTCATCAATTAAAGCTGCAGCTACCATTGTATCTACGATCTTACCATTAATCTCAAAACCATTTGTTAACAACCAACCAACATCATAAGAAGCATTGTGAAAAATTTTTGTGCTAGGTCTTTTAAGTAAATCAACCATATATGCGGTGGTTACCGCTAGATCCATGTTACCTCCAGCATCATGCTGAATTGGAAAATACCATTGTTGTCCTAACGCAGCTACAGCAAAACCGACTATGCCTCCGTCAAAAGTTGCCCAACCCGAACCTTTTGTTTTTAAATTTGGATCTTTGGTTTCTAAATCTATTGCAACCTCATTTGCATTTCTTAAGTCAGGATACTCTGAGGGAGCAACCCAATCACTATCGTTGTAAATAAAATTTAATTGATGTGTCATTTACGATTCTTTCTTATAATTTTAGCTTGTTTACGCCATGCCCAGGCACTTAATTGTCCAGACCAGCCCATAATCCATAAATAAATTTTTAACATCATGAATCTTGCTTTTGCGCTATTTTAGCGGCAAACTCCTCAACTCCTGGACGAATGACACTTTTGTTTTTCTTTTTCATAAAATCTATTTCCATCTCACAATAATGAATTATTTTTTCTAAATCTTGTATTCCGCCTTTGTTTTTATATCTACACGCATATCTTATTACATTGGACTGAAAAGGATTTAAATTGTTTTCCTGCACAAAAGTCCAGGGTTCGATGGCAAAAGATTTGTAATGGGATCCACCTATTTGTTTCTTAGACATAGTTACTTTTATACAATTTATAGTATTTACTCAAGGGAAAATGATACTTATGGTAAGTCCCAAGTAAGTGTAAAGTATTGATACTTCTTGTTACTCCAGTGTACCAAACTCTTAATTCTTTAATTCTTTCTTCTAAATTTTTTCTATCGTAGTGAGATGGAAAATTACACTTAGCTGATATAACGACATTATCTGCTTCTCCACCCTTAACTTGATGTATGGTATCAATAATGATACGCGCTTTAACATCTAAATTAATTTCGTTTTTAAGAAGTTTTCTAAAATACACTTTCTCCTTATCTTTAAACTTTCTTTGAAAAGCGTCTAACCAAGGTTTACGTTCTTCTACCATACCACCTTGTAAATGTAACTGTTCAAAATTAAATACTTGATTTGGATGAGCAAAGCTCCACTTCTTGCTGTCCGTTGATCGGTAGCCGTGATCTATGTTTAATAAATAATTATACATGTTACAAGCATCCTCTCTTGTTATCGCACCACCGTCACATATATTCTCCCAATCACATATAGCTTTCCATTGATTTATATCAAAAGATTTATTTCCACGCATATCTTGAAAATACAAACCTAGTTTTCTAGCTTCGTCTTGAAGCTCCTTTTTAACATCGTTAATTCTAGCAAGAACCATCCAAGATCCTTGTATTTCCCAAGGAATTTTTTTCAATGTGCTCCATTTATAAATTTCTCCATCATTACCATTCGATGTAAACTCTTTTTTAATTCTATGTCCCTCCATACCATTTAAGATACATTTAGAAAAAAAATGTACTTTTTTATTAAGTCTACGAGATTGTTTTAATATTTTAATTTTGCCAGGAAAAGTTTGAAAAAATATAACATCAGCTCCGTTCCACTCGTATATGGCTTGATCATCATCACCTGCTATATAAACTTTATCGGCGTTTAAAGCTAATTTCACAACCATATCCCACTGTAAGGGGGTAAGATCTTGAGCTTCATCTACCATTAATACTTTAAAAGGTATGGGTAAACCTTTATCAATGTATTTTTGCACCATGTCAGTAAAGTCTAATCTATCATTTTTAAACTCACCTGGGTTAGCTTCATAAGTTTTATATTGTTCATAACCAGCAATAATAGATTTAAACTGTTGTAGTCGTACTTTTTTTCTTGGCTCTTGTTTGTATAAAGTTATGGGATCCATCTTCATGTTTCTCGCTCTATCATAAATTTGTAGAGACCAATTATTGTAAACTTTTTGATCATCCCAAGTTGGTTTGTAATTAATTTTTACTGTTCCGTATTGAGTATGAAACTGAAGCATATCTACTTTTGGGTCCAATACAGGTATGTCAGCAAACTGCTGCCTAGCTAAACTATGTAAGGTCCTAAAATATTTAAAATCATCTTCATCATAACCTTTGAATTGTTTACGAACTCTATCTCTACATTCTTCAACCGCCTTGTTTGTAAAAGAAATATAACAAATTTCATCGGGTGACATTCCACGTTTAAGAAATCTTTCAACCCTTCTTAATAGTCTGTGTGTTTTTCCTGTTCCTGGTGGGCCAAAAAATTTAATTGTTTTCCCATGGAGCTTTTGCTTTAGTAAATTTGACATCTTTGTTTCTGTGTTCTGTTTGTTTTGGTAATGTGGCAACCCAGTGTCTTGCTTGGATGCCTTGGAATTTTGCTTTTTTATCACAACCAGCCCCCTGTAAAAATACTGTACACTCTTTTTCTGACCAGTTGTAGCCTTGTTTTTTCATAAACTGTCTAAATGTTTCTAATTTAAATCTTATTTCGTTACCTTCTTGATAAATATTATCGTGTTCTATTTGATCAAATTCTGTAATTGTATCTGTATCTTCAAAAAATTTTATTATTCTTGTATTAAATACTTCTTTTTTCTCTTCTTCACCATCAAATCCTTCCATGTCTTGTTTATTAGAAATTAATTCTTCTAACCAATCTCTATAAGGATCGGGATCTCTTTTACTTGGTCTAAGTGGTCGCCATACAATATCGTAATTTAATAATCGTTCTCCCAATAATTGTTGCTGGTATAATTGTTTTGTATCTAACTTTACAACTTTGCCTTGAATAGGTAAAAGCCAATACGGCTCAGGGTATGAGTTTACTTTAATAAGTTTACCTACCTCAGGTATAGCTTCGTTTAAACCAATTCCAAATTTTCTTTTGGCACATTGTGTAGAACCATTACAATACATTCTTGCTACAGATGTTCCACATTTATAAGAATAATCTTTTTTATCCACTTGTTCTATAACTTTAGCTATCTCTTTAGGTGTCAAAGGTGGCACGCAAATTGTTTTATTCATATCTCGTATTTGTGCTTCCCAGTAATCTTTATCTTCATTTATTTTTTTACATAGCACACCAACATTAAACATGGCATCATTACGTCCCTCACCTTCTCTAACTTGATTCCTTATAAATTTATTTACACAGTTGGGCCACTGTTTGTCTTCGTTGTCCGTTGCTGTTTTTAGTTTTAAAAATTGTTCTTTTGTAATGACAAATTGCTTTACGTACTCTAAATAATTATCAAATGATAAACTTTGCGCCTCGTCATCCATAGCGCATCGTGTTGGAAACTTTGCATTATAATAAGGTAGATTAACAAATTGACCTTTTTGTTTATCGTCCCATTTTTCTGGTGTTAAATCTACTGTGTCTTGTGCGGGAAAGATATCTGTCTTTGCATCATTAACACCTAAATCAGATGCAATGGCTATCATTTTTTTTCTCATATCAGCTGCTGGCACAGCCTCTGATAAATGTAAAATTAAATGTAAGCCATTAGATTTAGACCTGTAAGGCACAAATGGGTATTTTCTTTCTCGAATTGTTTTTATAAATTTTTTATGATCTATGTTGTATCTATCTACATCAATTACACCCCAACTTGTGGTAGAGTTATCTCTTATGGGGACAGTTCCAAAACTATCCTTACCCTCTAAGTGGTCAAGCCAATTTTTATCTGTCATGGGTATGGGGTTTATCCAACTACGCCATTCATCTTTTCCGTCAGATCTTTTCTTACCTAACTTCTTAG